AAATGACCTCAAACATCAAAGACCCAAAGACCGCATTTAAGAAGCTCGGCATCTTCGCATCAAGAGAGCAGCTCATAGTACAGGCACTCAAGAGTTCCGGCAAGGCAATGACTACATTTGAATTAGCTGAGTACATTGGCAACGTAATCGGCAAGCCTTATGGCACTGGCAATCTATCATCATCAGTGTCATCACTCAGGAAGGATGCAGTCATCAAGCCCATTGAAACAAGTGAAAGAAATGTGAACGGATCGATAATCTATAAATACATATTAGCATGAAGACAGCCGACATAATAATGATGGAGGTGAATAATACTACCTACTTCAAGCACGACATCCCATTATTCTTAAATGTGAATAGCAATGCAGCGAAGTATTCGCTGACTACTCATGTGATGATTGATGATGTTGAATGTACTACTGGAGATGTATTATTAGATTGTGGGATGGGAGTTTGTAATTACTGTGGCAACATTGTGAGCATTGATGATAATCAGTGTTCATCTTGTTGCGATGATATATTCGTTGTTAGGCATATTGCGAGGGTGTAACGGTAAACGGCTAAAGGAGGGTTTTACTTGCGGATTATTAACAATTTAAAATAAAAACAAAATGAAAAGAGAAATTAAATTTAGAGCGTGGAATACAGAAATGAATCACATGGTATTGCCATCGTTAAAGTTTGGCAGAGAAATATGGCCATGCACATACAAGCGAATTATTAAAAGTGAAACAAAAGAAAATGGAGATACGGTAGAACTTGTTTTGGAAATGGTTTCTGTTGACCATATTTTGCAATCTCCAGAGTTTGAAGTTATGCAGTTTACAGGGTTATTAGATAAGAGCGGCAAAGAAGTATATGAATCTGATAAAGTTGTTTATACTTTAAATCACGACAGTAGTCAAAAAGAAATTGAAGCAGTAGTTGAGTGGCATAATCACGCTTGGCGGTTAAATAGGATTTGGCTTCTAACTGAAATTAGAAATATAAAAGTAGTTGGCAATGTCCATGAAGCGGTGTCGTAGGGTTGCCGCTAACTACTGAATTTGCGAACATTAATAATAACCACAATGAAACATCTTGAATACCACTTACAAAGGCAAGTCTGCGCATATCTTAATAATGCCTATCCTAAAGTATTATACCTATCTGACACCATAGCCAACGTGAAGCTAACGATGATTCAGGCAGTCAGGAACAAGGCAATACAGAAGCATGGATTCAAGACACCTGATATTATAATCCTTCACCCTAACCACTCCTATCATGGCTTAATGATTGAATTGAAGTTGGAAAGTCCATATAAAAAAAATGGACAAATAAAGTCCAATGAACATCTGATTGCTCAGGAGAAGTCAATCAATGATTTGAATAGGTTAGGATATTACTCATGCTTCTGTTGGTCCTTCAATCAGGCAAGAACAATAATTGATAATTACTTAAATAATAAATAAAAATGCCACCCATTAAGAGTGGCACTAAAACAACCTTTGAAACGACCCAGTGCAATATTAATCAATAATATATTTAGTCTTGCCGGAAACTTTCTTAGCCCTTAAACATTGATTTCTGTTCTTACTAATCGAATAACTCACATGAACCCACCTATCAAACTCTTGAATCAACTGGTCAAAGGATAACCCACTTGACTTGATGAACTGATACAACTCTTCAGTTGACATTCCCTTGGCTGAAATATCGGCTGCCATGCCGTAAATATGCTGGCTTTCTTTTGCGCCTCCTACGAGCTTATTAACGCGATGTGAACGGTAACCCGATGAAATATGTATTTCTTTGTTTAAAGTCTTTCTAAGAGGCTCTAATAGGTTTGTAGATAGTGCCTTGAGGTTATTGATAGCAAACTCATCGGGAACATTTAAAATGCCATTCCTCACTGCCGTTTGGCTGAGTGTAAATTCATCTAATGAAAAATGTTCTGATAGTTGCATAATAATAAAAATAGGAGGGAGAAACACACCACTGAAAACTCCCTCCTTTTAATTGAAACCTACTCTCCTATAACGTTCTTTCTAATCTTATCAATCGATTCTAAAACTGTCAAATTATTAATAATCTCCTCAGCCTCCTTAATCAACTTTTGGTACTTGTCGAAGTCGGGAAACTCTTTCATAAGTTCATTATCTGCTTGAGCATAGTGAACAAGGATCTTACCAACTGCACCATTATATTGTCGCATATCTCTTTCATGGATTATCTTATCTTCTGGAATCCTATCGATAAAAGATTCCACTTTGATAAGCTTAATCTTGAAATGCTTCGAACTCACTACTTCTTTGTTTTAATCATTGTGTTACTTACTCTACCTTGAACTACTGCACCGCCCAATATTAGTTCAACTAATCCTTCAGGGATGTGAATGTTTTGCTCTCCCAAGAATGGGGTTGCGAACTTGATGATTACACCGATTATTGCAATCCAAATCGTTCTACTTTTAAACCATTTTTTTGTTTCCATTTCTTTTGAATTTTGTTTTTAGATTTTTGAATTTTAACTCTAATAATGCTTTCGTTTTACCACCAATAAATTCACCAATAGTTTTAAATATTGGAGTAAATACCACCGCCACAAGACCCGTAAACACACTTATAATAATGTCGGCATACTTGCTTATCAATCGTGCCTTATCCACTTCATTCTGCATCTCCATTCTGTCTACGAGCATCTCATAATATTCGATAGTATGATGTAGCGTATCAATCCCCAATCCCTTTGTCTGAAAGTAAAAGGTTATTATGGTTACCGTAAAAGCTATCATCCTATACTTGAACATTTAAAGTCTTATATTATTCAAAGAACAAAAGGTTACAATGTTGAACCAATAATTTTTATTTCTACTCCTTCAAGAACAACATACTTCACTATATCCGCATCAATACCTTCACGCTTAAACCTAATCCATGCAGTATTCTTTTCAAAGTCAATTGATAGTAGTTCACATGGTTCACCTTCAAAGGTGTAGTTAGTTACTATGCGTGGAAAGTTTATCATTATAAAGTAATTAATCTTGCAGTTCCGTAAACTATTAGAGTTCCATTGCCTGTTGCTGAAGCATCAATATCTATTACTATTTTATCATTTTCATATATATTGGGATTTGAATTTGTTGGAGTAGTAGCAATCATAGCAATAAATGAATTTTGTGCAACATTTGCTAAAACGCCTTGATCATCAAATTGTGTTTTTGTGCTACTTGCAGAATCAGATCTAATATTAACAATTAAGTTATCATTTGCAGTTGATACAAAAGTATATTTAGCTGATGCGCTTGTAACTTGCCAAGCATATCCTGCTCCAGGTGCTGCTAATTCTGTTATATCAAAAGTTCCACCTCCTAAAGTATCGGCTGCATTGAATGACTTCTTAAATGTAACTGTTGATGCTATAACCCAAACCGCATCTCCTGTACTCGCATCAGTACATCTATAAATTGTTCCATCATCCAATGTCCACAATGAGCCAACTGAATATCCTAATGTGTCATCATCGGTGACCGTTGGAGTTGTGGTCAAATTATACAGAGATTGTCTGATTGTATTGCCCGAACTTCCCATTACATACAATCGACCACCTTCCCACTTCAACTCATATCCCGCACCACAAATCTGAGCAACTCCTTTTGAGCCACCTAATCCCGCATCAATAGTTCCTTCTCGTAGCCTTGATGAATTATCAAACTCAAGTCCATAAGTAGCATCAAACACAATGTCATTAAGCCCCGATGTGTTGCCTAAGTCTAAAACATCTGCAAGTGTTGAAGTTCCTACCGTGAATGTATCGCCACTTATATCATAGCTCCCAAATGTATTATCAGTCAGGTTAATTGCTAATGTGCTAATTGTTGATGTAGTCTTTCCAAATACTACAATGACCTTAGTAGCCCCTACTGCATTCGTTACTGTGTACATCGAGTTGACTTCAACAGTAACACCACTTATCAGTGCCTGCAATGCTGACCTCGTAAGTGATGTGTTCAACATGAATGAATCATTGATGTCCTGAACTACCGACCTAACATCGCTCGGTGTAATGTCTTGAGATGTATTGTCTGCGAGCAATGAGCCTATCTCTGTTAGTATTGCTGCCCTTGATTTCTGTGTCATTTATATTAGTGTTTAAGTTTATGAAATTGGTAATGGTGATGGTATCGGTGATGGAATGTTACATCTGTTATTATAAGAAACTCTGAATCCAATGTTGAATGTCCATCCTATCGCTGAGTCATCATTTTCATTCATGCCTACAAATGGAGTAAGATTCGCCACCTTATCGACAAAGAAGTATGGGTAATAATCCGATGATTGTAATATCCCAATGATGTCCAAACATATCAACTGGCAATCAGATAGTATTTCATCCTTATTGCTTTCATCAGTGTACATCATATCACTGACTATTATCTGATAGTTGGTGACTAACTGCGGAGCTGCGACTGCATCTGTATTGCTCAATACTGAATCAACCAATGCACCCCACATCAATGGATAGGTAGGTGCTTGTAGGTTATTGTCATCAGCATTATACAATAGATTAGAATGTGCCTGGTCAAACAACTCACCAAATCCAAATGATTTGATTTGCTCATGCTCCTCTGCAATCCTTGTTAGTAATCCAATGACTTGATTATGCGTGTACATTATTTCTTTTTCATGTTTTCAAAAAATAGTTTTAGCTTCTCTACATTCGACTTATTGTAAGTTCCTGTGGGTCTGCCAGTCTTTTTTACTTCTTTCTTTTTTATCTTCATATCAATTTATTTAATCATTACAAGGGAAACAAGGTCCGCCACGCATCACATCTAAATTCCATTTGTTACGATCTCGTGGTTCATCTAAATATATCGGCGAGGTGAATGATGTCCTCTTTGGATATATATAGCTTATGTCTGTTCCGGTAGCAAAGTATAATGGAAATAATGTCGGTGCTTTAGCGACTAAGTAATTAATCAATCTATTCTGATAAATCTCTGCATCCGCCTGATACCTTTGTATCATCTTCAATGCTTCATCATAGCTCACTGCCTGAGTGTTATCGGTTGACTTCTTATTCAATCCTACATTCATGAACTTGAATAATAGCTCAGGCGTTGAATCGCATACGCAATACTGAATCATGCAAGGCTGAATGTAGTCATCAAGTAATGTCTTGTAGGTAGGATATGAACTTAAGTCGGGGTCAGCATCAATCTTATTCATCATATCTTCATATAGTGCCGTTCCCATCAATTCAAGAATTCTCAGTTCCTGCACCTTCTTGATGATAGGTGTAAGAATCTTCATATCTATATTTTCATTCAAGACCGTTGCTGCCTTAAGAGCCGATTCACTCAGGAATAATGCTTTTGCCATTTCTTATAAATCTTTTTTTCTAACAATGTTAAGCCTCCATTCATGCCTGCAATACGGAGTAATTACATTAGAGTTACCTCCATGATTCCAAAATCCACCTGCAAAGTCAAATACTGAATACCCTAATCTATCTGAAATCTTTTGAATGTCCGCACGTGAATAATATCTATCTAATCCAATTATCTTCTTGCAGAACTCTCTTGATGTCGGAAGCAACTCATCTCCTTTAGCTTCAGGTCTTTTCACATAATCATACATCGCAAGGATAGTAGTGACCTTTGGGTTAGTAATCTTATCTCTTCCCTTATCGGTTATCTCTTTCGCTTCCTGGTCTGCCTTGATAGTCTTATTGATTAACTCTTCATCAATCATCCTTTCTACAATATCACTTACCTCATTGGTATCAACAATCTTAAGAGCTTTCGCAATGTCTTCATACGATACCAATGGGTCTTTCTTGATGATTTGTAATATTTTTTGTTCAATAGTAGTAACATCGGTTTCAAATTTAATTAACTCACTTTCAGAATTGAATTTTATTCTCTTGGATAGTACAGATTGAAAGTTGTGTTTAGGCGTTCCATACTCAGCGAATAATGAAATCAGTTCGTTATTGTTGAATGCTAAGTGATGGAATTGCTCTGAATCTTCTTTGATGCCTAATAAGACTGTTATATCTGCATCAGCTAATCCTAATGATGTCCTTAGTAATGTAGTTGCTGCTTCCTTAGTTAATTGTTGCTTATTGAATTGCCTAATGATTCTAAGTAATTGTTGATGCTGCCTGCCTGTTAAGTTCTTTACATTGTCATTCACCATCTGTTGTTCAATTCCTACACTACCATCTGTTGCCGTTGGTTCTGTCGTTACTGTCTTAATAACTGGCAATCCTGCCTTCTCACGTATCTCATCAACAGTCATTACCTTCTCAACCATTGAATCGGTCAATAATCCCAATGGTTCAACTTTAACAATATGTAGTGACCTTCCTAATCCTCTTACTTCAAATAGGTCATTAAATACATCTTCAACTATCTGTTGCTTCAATGATATGTAGTTGTTTTGGAATAATTCCCATGCATTCTTGATTTCATCTTTATTACTTCCTAATCCATCGCCTTTGAGCACCCCAAATAAAATTGGAGATGTAACACGATGCGAGGTGAAAATCTTTTGCTCTACACTTTTATTTAATATGTCGAATTGCTTATCTAAGTCATTAGGTGCGAGGTGCATGATGGTAGGTTCATTTTCCTTACCATCATTGAATACTACAATCACCTTACCAGTGTTATCAGTTCCAGTGAACTTATTCTTTATCTTACGTTCAACCTCTTCTTGGTTCTGACCGGGTAATGCCTTTGGTGTCCCATTGTTCAATGATATAATTGTGCCACCGACAAATCCATTCTTTAAATTATTCAAATGGAAGTTAGCGATTTCGTAATCACTCTCGATGCTACTACACCCTGCTATGTAATCAGGTAGCGCATAAACCTTCATGCCTGGTCTGTAAGCCCTATAACATAATATTGACTTTGCTTGCCACTTATTCGGATTGTAGGCAGGCAATACTTTCCAATCTAAATTCTTTTCGGGTGTATAAGAACTCCAATCTTGTGTGTAATAGAACTCTGTGCAATCCTCATTCATTCTCCAAAAGGATACATCCTGATGATACAATTCTGACCATGACTTCCTACCCTTGTCACCTATCACTTCAATCATCATCGTATTATGCAGCTCCAAGTCAAATACAAAACGTGGTAATATCTTATTCAATGACTCATATCGGTTGATGTGCTTAATCAACTCATTAGTTAGTATGTTCTCTTGTATATTATCTGATGTGCTAATAAATCCTTTGGCAGCGATGTAATGCACCTTGCCACTTAATATTGAATTATGTGTTGTGCTTCTATCTAATAGCCATATCAAATACTGAGGATAAAGATTACGCCACTTGTTAGCCTCAAATCCTGAACGGTCATTGAACCCAAATTGCACATACTTGTATGCTGATGAACTCGGTGCTTCAGTCACTTGTGGCACTGTGTGAGCTGCCATCTTAATAGATATGATATTCTTGTCTGTGAATGCCTCTTTCTTTGTTGCCATTATGATGATTGATAAACTTTAATTGATGATGGTTGCGCATTGTAAATCTCGATGCTCGTTGCAGGCGTGATGAACTTCATTTTACCTATCTCAAGGATGCCTAATGTATCTGTCGGGTCTAAGTTGGTAGTTGAATGTTGTTGATACACTGTGTAATTATAGAACCCTAAATCTATTAATTGTATCTCACCTAATAAAGGATTAGGACTTACCTTATCGACAATGATGAAGTTATTGTATCGCTCAGGATAAATACTGATGTCCGCTGCTATGCAATAGTATTTGATGTGGGTTAGTTCGTTCTCGAACTCGAATAGATAGACTGGACTTTCAATGCTCACCTTCTCGGTAAGGGTACATATAATTGAATTGGAACTGAGCTTCTCTATTACGAACATATTTACAATAGTAATAATTATTGGTTTGTTCCAAATAAAAAAAGAGTGCCATACCATGTACACTCTTTTCTTACTTATCTATTTACCCTCTCTTTATGAAGCCGGATGTGTAAGCCTTGCTACTATCGTATCACTAATATTTGGTGCAGGGTCATGTTCAGAGCCTTTAAATACTAAGTCCCAACCATTCTTGTCACCTAACTTAATCCCCGAGTCATACTTAGAACCATTATCTAAGTCTGCCCCTCTCGTAAGTCCGATTACTGAGTAGTAGTTATTAGCATCTTCGACAATCACTACCAATGAATTCTGAGCCAACAATTTAATCTCATTCACCTTAGTAGCAGTTCTGCGAGGTATAGAGATGTTCACTGTCTGTGAGAATCCAATAGAACCTGCCTGAACATTAGTAATCAATTCTTCAGTCCATGAGGATGATTCTTTGATTTGTTCGTAAATCCAAAATTGTTTCCCTGCCACTAAATCCATTGCAGTAATTACGCCTGCTGCAAGTGTGTATGATTCGATGTTTGCAAGTTCTGTGATGAAGAACCGAATGACTCCTGGTGTTCCATCTTTACAGACTGTACTATTAATCCCTGTGGTTAATACGCAACTCATTTGTTTTTATTTATTTTAATGTTAATTAATCAATCCTTAATTCTTACGTGATAGTAAATCCATCACTGAAAGATGTGGGTGCAAATGCTCCCCCATTAAGAACCGGGTGGAATTCTGAATGCAGTTACGAACTGAGGAAAAGCGAATTGAACGCCTGCCTTCCACTTAACTGAGAACTTAACAACTTCGTTAATTTCATCATACTTAAGTGAGAACTTCTCATATTCATCTAACATATCAGTACCGAAGAACATGTTTGATTTCTGACATGCTACAATTGCATTTTGACCATTCAAGCCATTCACCGCAGTAACTTTTAAGTTAGTGCCAGGAATAACTAATTCACCCTTAACCGCTGCTTCACTTGATGCAGTGTAAGCAAAGAAGTTAAGATTAGTGATATTGGCAATTAACAATCTGAATACATCCCATCCGCAGAAAACATTCATATCAGTTGCATCAATCACCTCTACTGGTATCGCTCTGTTGATACCTTGAAATGCTGACAATGTATTGGCAGCAGTGAATGATGTAAGAGCAGCAGTCATGTAAGTAGTTGTGTTAGCTTCTACTACTGATGTTTCATGTTGAAGGATTCTAAGAATACCATCAAAATAAGAACCACCTGAAAGTCTGCCTTGCCATACTAATCGCTCCATCTCAGCATTGATTTTCTTAACCTTAAGGTCAGAGTAATCCTTTGCATAAGCAATCATATCGTAGTTAGAACCTTTCTGTAAAGCTTGTTGAGTGAAGTAAGCCTCTAAGTCAGGTGGACATAATTGCTCCTGAACCTTCATCTTACCAACAGTAAGTGTTCTTTGTGTTATTGCCGTAGTGCCTGATGAATTGAATCCACATGTACCACCTGCCTGAATCACTGCATCAGTGTCCATCAAGTTCAGTGTTTCAGCACTTTTGATACCCACTTTAGGGGTCATCATTGAAATAGTCTTAGCACCGAATACCGCTTTCGTGTATATCTCGTTGCCGTTTTGAATTACATACGCGGTTAGCGTTCCTAATGAATATGCCATTGTTTAAATTTGTTTTAGTTTGATTGTAAATTTTTTATTACATCCCCCATTGCGAGGAACTTATTTTCATTTTTTTCTTTGTCAACTGAGAAGATGTTCTTAGGCTTTTCAATTGGTGCTTCAACTGGAGCTGATGCAATAGCCTCAACTACTTTGAACCCTTCTTTCACTGTCGATTGGAATGACTCAAAGTTTGATTTGATTTGTTCCAATTTAGTTTTTAAAGAAGTATTTTCTTCTTGTAATGATGATAGTCTGTTGTGTATCTCTGTGAACATAGCACTCATTTCAATCTCTACTTCAGGCATTACATCTTCTTCTACTTTTTCTTTTATCTCAGCAATTACACCGCCTGTAATAACCAACTTGCGACCATCCTTTAATTCGTATTCTCCATCCTCAATGGTCATCATTGCGCCTTCAGGGTTAACGATTGCACACTTAGTACCAACCTTTAACTCGCCTTCATACTTCATCTTTCTGCCATCCATCATTTCTGTTTCCTTTAACTCAGGAACATCAGTGAATAATGTCTTTATCTTTTCTAATGCTTCTTTTGCTGTCATGATATTTTTAGATTATAATTAACAATAGTTAGGTATATTATTTTTGTTCCATTAATTGCAGTATATTAATTATCTGAGCCATCATCTTTTCTTCACTTGACTGATGTGTTTGCTCAAAGAACCCTTCCACTGAGAAGCCTTTGAATGTGCCATTCTTCACTTCAGACCATACATCATTATTCTCAATCTTAAATGAACCGAACCATGATCCATTAGCCACTACATCGAACCCTTTAGGGGTATTGATGCCACGCTCAGTATTGATAATAAATGATTCATACATGTACACATTATCAACCCTTGCATCAGGTTGGTGCATGATGTTTACTGATGTGTTCTTTTTCTCTTTGAAGAACTTTTGAACTATCTTGTAAATGGTTTCAGAATCAAATACCGCATAGTACTCAGGCATGTCGGGATTATCTGACTTGCGATAGATAGGCAAGTCGGCAATCATCAATGGTCCTGTAACAATTCGCTTCTCTTCATCTGTAACCTGGAATAGTTGTTTGTGTGAATTGAAAGCCATCCAATTTTGCTTTATGGCAGGATCGTCGACTAATGCAACAAAGTCCACCCCCGAATTAATATCATCCTCATTGATTGTTAACTTCACTATTGGCAATTTCTTCATATATCCCAATAGTGTTATAATGGTCTAATGTTCCATTAACCCACCTTTGCTCTTGCCTCAATAACATTGACACGCTTCATTGTGGCACTAATATCTGTTTCGGTGACATATACTTTACTGTTTTGATTGCCAGTGATATTTGTCACTTGACCGCCTTCACCGAGTATCGATGTTGCAGGAGTAGGGATGCCTGATGGACCTCCACCGCCTGAAATAGAACCCGACTCACCGCCACCACCTGCAGTTGATGGTGAACCACCGCCTGAATTAAACTGAGTTCTTGCAATGATTGCTACCCTTGCCAATCCTGATGTGATTGCTATGCCTGCTGCTATTGCTCCTCTAACTACTGATGAAGGATCAGCAGGTATTATCTGAGATGCGTATGCCTTCTGTGCTGCTAAGTAAGTATCAATTGTTGTTGTTGCTATGTTTACACCTTTTTGAAAGTTGAAAGCTCTTCTTTGTGCTGCCTCACTTTTGCCTGCCGTTGCAACAACTAAATCAGATATTGCTTGTAAGCCAGCTCTCGTTGCTTCTAAGGCAAATTGTGCATTCCTCTTTTGTCGGTCCTTTCTTCTTTCAGCATCAATTTTCTCTTCATCTTCTAATCTCTTTTTCTCTTTAAGTATTCTATTGGTAATATCAACTTCCGCTACTACCTGATGAGAAAGTTCTGTACTTTCAAGTGA